ACGTGCATCATTAATGCCAAGATCAATCCTTAGCGATTGAAAGTTGCCCAGGTTTAGTGTATAACCTAGAGTAACATTTACCTTTGTGCCGTCATTTACAACAGCATTGTTTACTACTTCACTCATTACATACCCCTCTCAGGTATTTATATTGATTCTGACCAAACAGGTATAAACCTGCCATCTTCTGTTCTGGTATAAGTCAGTATACCATCGCCCATACGCCTTGTCAACTCTTGCTTATTTGGTGTCATGTTATTTGTCACAAGCCCATCTCTGCGTGGTTGTCCAATGTGAATGGATGCTAGTATATCACGAATTTCCTTAACTTGCGACTCTGAATAATAACTTCTTACCTGCCATCCAGTACTGCCACCTTTTTGAGATCCAGTTGGTGGAGGAATGACTCCTCGCTTTATCAAAGATGGCATATACTTCTTATGACGATTCACAAGCTTTGCAGTTTCTCCAACTGTGTATGCCCGTTCCCTATTACGTTTAAAATCAGAAGCAAGGCAAGTCTCTAGCCTATCCTGAATAATATTGTATAGAGTTACAAGTCCAGTAGATCTGCTATAGTGGTGAGGACGAACCAAATCACCATTAAGGAACCAAACCTTTTGGTTACCCTTAACTATTGGCTCGTTGTTGTACTTGCCACTAACTATGATTTCTTTGGATGTCTCTTCCATGTCATTAGTTTGGGATACCTACGATAATTAGATTAACATTTGTCGAAACGTTACCGCTGGCATTAAAACGAACCAAGCCAGTAACACTAGACCTTGTAACATCAGTGATAATCACAGACACATCTTCACCAGCTGTAGTCTTTCCTACGTTAATGATTGAGGCAGTAACAATTGGTGCATACTTGAAGTCACCCTGGAATGCATATGTGAAAGGCTTAGTCGTAGATGCTGTAACAGTACTGTTATTTGTAACTGTAGTAGAACCAGCGATGACACGTGCTTCCGATGTCTTGATGTTCTGCTTTCCTGCAGAAAGTGTATCTACAGTTGTGTAGTTGTATGTCGCTGTTGATACCTGATCAGATAGCTGATTAACAGCACTTGCTAGCTGATACATATATGTAACATCAACAGGCTGACCCCTTTCGGGTAGTGGTACTTTTGCCATTTATATCTCCTATAGTGCGTCTTTAATACCTCTGAATAAGGTAAGCTTGTTATTATTATAATCCCTTAATTTTACCAGAGTTGGTACCTGGATTGCAACCTCAATACTCTTATAACCAGCACCAGCTGTTGGAACTACTGACCAGACATTGCTAGAAACAGTAGATTCAAACTCCCAGTCAGTCCAACCTGCATGATTTGGGTTTGTTGTATTGGCAGTATTCCATCTAACCCAAATATCAAATACGGTGATTTGTTTAAAAATCTTTTCGTAGTCAGTTGGGTTTTCAGAATCCTGGGGGAAGCTCCACAAAACATTTACGTGACCACTAGTCTTTTCAATAGAAAATCTATTAGAAGTTGTATACGGAAGTGGAGTTGTTACAGGAGGCATGTCAATTTTATTAATTGGTGACCAGTGAGATGTACGGTTTTTGTCATCAGAAACAATCCTGTATCTAATGTTGTAATAAAGCTGATCAATCTCATCACGCATAGCTACAGAATTATATGTGGTTGTAAACTGAATGTATGGTAGTTCACTATTCTTAATTCTAATCTGCTTGATGTTTGAATCGACCATTATGTCACATCCAGGATAAATCTAAACTCAATGTAGTTGTTTGTATTTGGAGACTTGATTACCGTTTCTGCGTCTGGATTCTGGATAATAGAGTAGCCAGTCATTCCGTATAGTGGGTTAACTGTAGATACATTGTCTAGCCTAATTGCATCTAGAGCAATGTAGTAGTCGTCACTTGGTACGCCAGCAACAATAGCAGTTGCATACACCTTTGCTACATCTACAACGTTCCAAGTGAATCCTACGCTCTTAAGCAAACTCTGAAGTTCTTTCTCAATTACAATATATCTATTCTTTGAAAGGTCATACTGTCCAACTCCAGTACCGTTTACAATGTCAACTTCAAACCTTGCAAACTCTCCTGAGCCAGCAATATCTGAAGAGGCAAACTCTACCAAAACTCTTACAGAATCTGGACTTGACGTGCTGGTCCCATCCTTGTTTACAACAGAGAAGGCTAGCTTCATTAGGTCAGATGGTGAGTTTCTATTTAGATCAAGAACAGTTCCTGTTAGGTGAATGTGGTTTGAATTTGGACCTACGACTAGGTGTGGAATTGGAACACTACCCCCAGAAACATAGATTCCTGTAGCAGAGTTATTTACAGTAAAGCTTGTTGTGCTTGGAACAGCTGCAATGGTCACATTTGAAAGGTTATATGCTGTTGGATTTACTCCAGTAATTGTGACTACGTCTCCTGGGTTTAGGTAATGAGGGACAGCTGTAGTATATGTGACAACAGTTCCTGTTCCACCAGCACCATTGATATCTGCATAGTTTTTCAGGTTTGCATCATTACCAGCCATCATAATAATGTTGTTGAGGAACCTAAGTCTCTCATACCTTTCAAGCCTTGTAGTATTGTCAAACACGCTGTTATTTGCATTACTCTGGAATACTGAAGGCTTATCCTTGATTACATTGTCGTTATCTGGATCTAGTGGCTGAGTAAATGTTGGAATTGCAGTAGCTGCAGAAGGTCCATGGTATTCCCAGCTTTCATCCTGTGCAAAAGTAAAGAGCACTTTACTATCTGTTAGTCCAGCTGAGGTATTTGCTCCTGCAGAGAAGATTCCAACTTCAGTAATCTCATATCGCTCTTCTGTTGGCAGCTGAGCAGTTAGTACAACTTTATTGATACCATTATCATTAACGTAACCACGTGAAGTAATTGGTACACGGAACATCTCAAAATCAAGAGTTTCTTTTCTAGGATCTGCCTGAATAGTCAAGGTGGCACCAGACAAAGCAACTGATGGGGCAGGAGAAATTGTAAAGGTTGTTGAGCTATTCACAGCAGTAACAACTGTATCCTCAGCAGTGCTCAGAGTTCCAGTTCCAGCTGTCTTAATTACCTTGGCTCCTACCCACAATCCTTGGGTATTAGACACCGTGACCAAAGAACCTACAGAAGATGCTCCAGAAACAGAATTAATGTTTACACGTGGTTTAGCTCCACAGCCTAGCGCAATGTAAGAAGCATAAGCTGGCGCAGTATTGATTAAATACTTTGCGATAATGTTTTTCCCAGTGTTTGTGATCATTAAATACCTGCCTCATATATTGTACCACTAGTTGCAATCTGAACATCTACTTGTTCATCATTAGCAAGATTTACGAACTCTATTACAATGTCTCCAGTCACAGAATCTCTATAAATATTACTTCCGTCAGGACCATTTCCAATGTTTGGAATTTTACCAATTAGTCTGATAGGAAAGTTTCCAAAAACAGTTTCAGAAGTTTGCTGCAGCTTTAGAAGGTTGTTTGGATTAAACTCTTGCTGAATAATATTAAGATTCTTGATAGGCTGATACTTAACGTCTTCTCCATTTACAGTATCAAACCTAGATATAGTCAATAGTTCTTGACCACCAATATTTTCAAATAGCAAGTCTGCAATAATTTCTGCTGGAACAGCATCATCGTTAAACAAAACAATGTCTGGGGTGGCTGTCTTGATTGGAGGCATAGGGATAGATACTTCTGGAGCATATGGGCTATATGGAACTGCATCAACAGGAGCGGAGTCAGACTCTGTAGTTTCTGTTGTTTCTGTTTCCGTAACAGTTTCATTGGACTGAGCATTGTCTTGGGGTGCTGGTGCTGGATTGGGTTTTACCGTTGGAGAAGTGGTCACTGTTGGCTTTGGAGCTACAGTTGTTGTTGGCTTAGTTGTAGTTGTAGACGGCTTGACTGTAGAGTTAATTGTATTAGCTCTTTGAGCAGATGCTCCAGATGGGTTTGCATAAGATGGAACATATACTCCATTTTTAAGAGAAGATGCCACAGTCTTTGCTTGGGTGATTGCATTATTTGATGAAGTAACTTCTTTTGTAGTCTTAGATGTCGAAGATGCGTAAGATGGAATATACTTTGCGTTACCAGGATTTGACTGAGATGCCAAGATAGAATTTGCATTTGATGTGGCAGGGCTTGTAGCTGCTGGTTTGGCAGCAGACAAAACTGATGCAGGCTTGCTTGGTGCAACAACTGGAGTTGAGGATGCTTTCTTGTCAGCAGTAATGGCAGCTTTAGCTTGGGTTTGGGTAGACTGAGAGGCTTTTAGAATCCCTGATAAACTTGTTGTATTTACCAAACTACACCTCGCTCAAATAAATTGTCATGCTAGGACCATCAACAGACTTGCTATATGTAATATTATAGACTACAAACTTGCTTGTTGGAGAAGTTACTACATCCAAACCTTCGTTATTCTTGTAGTTAATATTGACAACGTCTCCTAGCTGAATGGTTGCATTTGGGAAGATATTCATGCCAACAGCTTTTCTAGGACGAATGTTCTTTTCGATTAG